CGGACGGACAGAGGTATACAGAACTGAACGTGCAATTGTGACATTGCACTTTCCGGTTCTTACTCCTGAGGAACGCAAGAAGAGAGAAAAGGCACTTGAGAAAGCGCTTTCAGATTTCTATCATGGCTGCGTTGACCATGGAATCGACTGGGACGAGCTTGTAGAAAGATCAAGAGCTAAGCGGCAGGAAATCCTTAGCCGCCTTGAGAAGAGTAAAAACGAGGAGGAATGAACAATGAACACATTAACAGTAATCGCCATTGTAACAGCCGCCGCGCTGATAGCCTACGCGGCGCAGGAGACGTGTGAGCTGGTACATAAGTACAACGTATGGGCGACCGAGAAAAGCCGCTCAGAACACCGTGCAAAGGCGTATAAAGAGGTCAGAGAGCGCAGAGCAATCGAAAAGAACCGCGAGGAAATATGCAGAGTGTGGGGGCAGATATGAAACCGACACTCTATGAAATGGCTGCGGCTGTGGCTATCAAGATACAGCAGATAGATTGCAGGGTCGAGCTCACGCCCGAGCAGGTTCTCCGCAAGGGTACGCCTGACTTTGTACGGTTTATGTATGGGAAGATATGTAAAGGAGATTGAGAACCAATGGGAAAAAGCGATTACAGGAGCGGGGTCTACACGCAGCGCCCAGCGTATGCCGATTTTGAAGCCCCTGAAAAATTCAACGCGATACAAAGCATTATCGCAAAAAGGCTGACGGAACACCCGAACGCGATTTGCTCCTATTCAGGTGGCGCAGACAGCGATATCATGATTGACCTGATTGAACAAACGCGAAGTGCTTTCGGGTTGCCGACTGTTAAGTATGTATTCTTCAACACGGGTCTTGAAATGCAGGCGACCAAGAATCATGTCAAGGCGACTGCGGAAAAGTACGGCGTTGAAATTGAAGAAGTACGTCCGAAAATCAGTATAGTATCCGCTGCCAAGAAATACGGTATCCCATTTGTATCGAAAATAATGTCAGGTGGCTTACAGGACTGGCAGACTAAGAACGTGCCGCTCTCTGTTGCGGACGAATATGAACAGGCTGCTGATAAAGCGGCAAAACGCGCAGAACTTAAAGAACGGTATCCTAAATGTGAAAGCCTTCTGAATTTCCTTTGCTGTTGCAATTCCAAAGGTGAACCGCGTCCGAACATACAATTGGTGATAAATTCATCTAAGTATATGCGTGATTTCATAGGAGAATATCCGCCAAACTTCAAAATCAGTGCAAAATGCTGTGATTACTGTAAAAAACAGCCTGCGCACAACATTCAAAAGGGATACGAAATGATTATAACAGGCGAGCGCAGAGACGAAGGTGGTATGCGTTCTGTGCCGCGTAAGGACAACACAACACTGTGTTTCACGGAGACAAGTTCAGGGCAGTACAGGTTCAGACCACTCTACTATGTCAGTGACAGCGACAAGGCGTGGTACAAGGAGCATTACGGCATTAAGTATTCCGATGCCTACGAGGTCTACGGACTTACACGGACAGGCTGCTGTGGCTGCCCGATATCGTACAAGGCTATAGCGGATTTGGAGAAAATCAAACCGTATGAGCCTAATGTAGTCAAGGCAGCATGGTATGTTTTCGGCGACAGCTACAGATACAGACAGCAATACAACGCATATAAAGCTGACCGAATGGCGAAAGAAAAACAGCTTAAAGGTCAGTTGACATTAGAGGAGGGGTAAACAGCGATGAAAGTATTAGTTGCCTGCGAGGAATCGCAGACAGTCTGCAAGGCGTTCCGTGCAAAAGGGCACGAGGCATATAGCTGCGACATACAGCCCTGTTCAGGCGGACACCCTGAATGGCACATATGCAATGATGTTCTGGATATCATCAACGGCAATACCGAGTTCTTCACCTGTGACGGCACACTGCATATTATAAACGCTTGGGACATGATTATTGCTCATCCGCCGTGTACATATTTATCCAATGTGGCTACGCGCCATTATAGCTTAAAATGTACGCCTGCCGAAAAGGTGGTTGAACGCATGAAGCATCGCGAAGAGGCAATCGTATTTTTCATGCAGATAGCGTTGGCAAATGTGCCCAAAGTTGCGATAGAAAATCCTATAGGGCGTATGAACACAGTGTTCAGAAAGGCAGATCAAATAATTCATCCGTATATGTTTTCAGACGGTCCAGAAGATACGGAGCAGTTTGTGACAAAAGCAACGTGTCTATGGCTGAAAGGGTTGCCTGTTTTACGTCCAACATATACAGGAGACAAGCCTGATAATGCCAAACTGTTCGGACGATATTCTAACGGTAAATCACGCACATGGGAAGAAACGAGGCGAGCCGGCAAGGAACGTGCCAAGGTCAGAAGCAAAACATTTACAGGCATAGCACAGGCTATGGCAGACCAGTGGGGGTGATCCCATGAGATATTGCAAATCATGTCAGAAGCTGATAATTGGCGAATGCCGCAGAGGCATAGGTTTTGCCTACCATGTTCCTTGCTACATAAAGATTTTCGGCAAGGACTGGTTCACATGAGACAAAAAAATAGCTGTACAAGCGTACAGCAAACAAAAATTAACACAACCACATTATAGCGTAAAATGACGTAATTGTCAAGAAGGAGAAAATCATGTCAGTTAAAATCAACACACTTGAAATCGAGAACGTAAAGCGCATCAAGGCAGTAGCACTTGAACCGTCACCGAACGGTCTCACGATCATCGGCGGTAAGAACGGTCAGGGAAAAACTTCTGTACTCGATGCGATCTGCTGGGCTTTGGGCGGCGAGAAGTACCGTCCGTCAAAGGCACAGCGTGAGGGAGCACTCATGCCGCCCAACATGAAGATAACACTCAGCAACGGCATTACAGTTGAACGCAAGGGCAAGAACAGCTCCTTAAAGGTTATTGATCCTGACGGCAACAGGTCAGGTCAGCAGCTCCTGAACAGCTTTATAGAAACATTTGCGCTTGACCTTCCGCAGTTTATGAACTGCACGAACAAAGAAAAAGCCAATATTCTGCTCCGCATTATAGGTGTTGGGGACAAGCTCGCCGAGCTGGAGCATAAGGAAACGGAAATGTATAACCGTCGCCACGCTATTGGACAGATAGCCGACCAAAAGGCAAAGTACGCGGCAGAAATGACATTTTACGAAAACGTTCCGCAGATTCCCATAACGGCATCTCAGCTTATTTCGCAACAGCAGGAGATACTTGCCCGTAACGGTGAAAATCAGCGCAAGCGTCAACTTAAAGCACAATATGACTATGAGCTTGAGCAGGCACGACAGAAGCTTGACGAAGCCAAGAGAATATATGCACAGGCGCAGTCAAACGCCCTTGCGGCTTCTAAATCGGCAGAAAATCTTGTTGACGAATCAACGGCAGAACTTGAAAAAAGCATTGCGGAAGTTGATGTTATCAACATGAAAGTCAGAGCGAATCTTGATAAGGAAAAGGCTGAGGAAGAAGCTAAGGGCTACAAAAACCAGTATGCTGCTCTCAGCACCGAACTTGATAATATACGCAAGGAGAAGTACGACCTGCTTCACGGTGCAGATCTGCCACTTGAAGGACTGTCTGTTGAGGACAGTGAGCTTACATACAAGGGACAGAAATGGGACAATATGAGCGGTTCTGAACAGCTTATAGTGGCTGCTGCGATAGTGCGCAAGCTTAACCCCGAGTGTGGTTTTGTACTGCTCGACAAGCTTGAACAAATGGATTCCGACACACTTGCGGATTTCGGGAAGTGGCTTGAAACTGAGAACCTGCAGGCGATAGCTACAAGAGTATCAACGGGCGATGAGTGCAGTATTATCATCGATGACGGATATTCAACAACCGAAAAGGAACAGCAGGCTCCTGCCGCACCTACATGGACAGCAGGTCAATTTTAAGGAAGGAGAGCATCAATGGACAAACCAGTTCGCTGTATAGATCCGATTCTCAAGCATTGTCAGGATTGTCCTTATGGTTGGATTAGGTTTCCTGAAGATATTGAAATTCCCGAGGATTTATATGATTGTAATTTTGAATTCGGTTGTACTTTAGGGTTCGACAAGGGACGTCCGGAAGATGAACCTACGGAAGAAGAATGGCGCGATTTTCAAAATAAACTTGACCATTTATTTAATAATGCTGAAAGGAGAACATCACAATGAATTTTGAAGAAACAAACGGCGTGCAGCTTGGAGAAGGTTTGAAGATCGTTATTTACGGTCAGGAGGGTGTTGGCAAGACTACGCTTGCCTCACACTTCCCCGGAGCGGTTTTCATTGACTGCGAGGGCAGCACATCAAGAATGAATGTGCGCAGACTTCCGCGCCCTTCTTCATGGGAAATGCTCACACAGGAAATGGATTTTGTCCGTGAAAGCTGTCATGTCAAGGGATATCAGACAGTTATCATCGACACATTTGATTGGGCGGAACGGCTCGCTCTGAACGCGCTTTGCGCAGAACACAACATCACAGGCATTGAGGGCATGAACTACGGCAAAGGCTGGGAATACGAAAAGGAGATGATAGGACGCTTTCTTGATGGAACGGACAAGCTCCTCAAAGAGGGTGTCAATATCGTACTTCTGTGCCATGCGATCAGCCGCAAGAGCACGCTCCCCGAAGCTATGGAAGAATTTGACCATTGGGAGCTGAAGCTTGGCAACAAGACAACGAACAAGATCGCGCCGCTCCTAAAGGAATGGTCGGACATGACACTCTTTCTCGCGTTCCGCACAAATATAATCGCGGTCGATGATAAAGGAAAAAAGCACAAAGCTACTTCCTGCGAGCGCGTGATGTACACAACCAAGTCCGCATGGTGGGACGCTAAGAACCGCTTTGGAATGCCTGAACAAATGCCGCTTGCATGGGAAAGCATTGCACCGATATTCTCGGCTTCTCCTCAGACACCGTCACCTTCTGTCGAGCAGATCCAGGCTGCCGCTCCGCCTGTTCCCGAACCTGCTCCCGTTCCGCCTGCACAGCAGGTCGTTGAGAAAGCTCAGTCTATAGGTATCCCGACAAACCTTGAAGAATTCGAGGATATAACGCCGTATGAGCGTGTAAAAGGTATTCCCGATGCATTGGCAGACCTCATGGAAGCCAACTGCGTGACCGCAAAGGAGATAGAACATATCTGTGCTGATGTCAAGCATTACATGGCACCCGGAATGCCGTTGCAGCAGTATCCTGCCGACTTTATCAACGGCTGCCTGATAGGCGCATGGGAGCAGGTTTTCGCGGAAATATCAAAAGCAAGAGTACCATTTTAACAGAAAGGAAGAGAATTTATGGATTATCAGAACCCCTACAACAGCAATTACAATCAGCAGCCCCAGAGCGAGGAACTCGGCTGGGATGATGAGATAAAAGAGGAGAACAGCTTTGTGCTGCTCCCCGAAGGCGACTATCCGTTTTCAGTCAAGAAGTTTGAAAAAGGTCGCTATGCAGGCGGAGACAAAATGCAAGCCTGCAACAAGGTTTCTGTAACATTTACGATTTATGCTCCTGACGGCAAAACGACGGATATCACGGAGAATTATTATCTCCTGCGAAGAATGGAATGGAAACTCTCGGAATTCTTCGCGTCTATCGGCATGAAGAAAAAGGAAGAAACTGTAAAAATGTGCTGGACACCGCAGATCATCGGCAAGCAGGGTGTGTGCAAAATTGCTGTGCATAAGTACAAAAAGGATAATGAAGAACGCCAGACTAACAGAATAGACAAGCTTTATCCGAGCTATGCGCAGCCTGCAACAGCACCGCCTGTTCAGCCGCAGTATCAGCAAACACCTCCGCCGCAGTATTCAGTGCCGCCCCAGTACCAGCAGCCGACAGCACCGCCGTCAGGCTGGACATCCGGAAAATTTTGAGGTGAAAGCTGATGAAACTCAGACCATATCAGGACGAAGCAAGAAAAGCGGTCTGGTCGGAATGGGAATCGGGCAGGGATAAGACCCTGCTCGTTCTTCCTACAGGCTGCGGCAAGACCATTGTTTTTGCTTCGATAGCCGAAGATTCGGTCAGAAAAGGCGGCAGAGTTCTCATACTCGCACACAGAGGGGAACTGCTGGATCAGGCTGCTGACAAGATCATGAAAACAACGGGTCTCGGCTGTGCTGTCGAGAAAGCGGAGCAAAGCTGTCTCGGAGAATGGTTCAGGGTAACAGTAGGCAGTGTTCAAACTCTTATGCGCACAAAGCGCCTTGAACGATTCAGAAAAGACTTTTTCGATACTATCATCATCGATGAGGCACATCATGCAATATCAGACAGCTATCAGGTGATCCTGAGATATTTTGACAAAGCAAAGGTTCTTGGAGTTACAGCCACTCCCGACAGAGGAGACCAGAAGAATCTCGGCAAGGTATTTGACAGCCTTGCATATGAATATACACTCCCACAGGCGATAAAAGAGGGCTACCTCGTGCCTATAAGAGCACTCACCATACCGATAAAAATTGATTTTACCAATGTAGGAACATCGGCAGGCGATTACAAGCCGAATGATATAGCGACAGCGCTTGACCCGTATCTGGAACAGATAGCCGCAGAAATGGCAAAACATTGTGCCGACAGAAAAACGGTTGTATTTCTTCCGCTCGTGAAAACATCACAAAAATTCAGGGATATACTCAACAAGCACGGATTCAGAGCGGCGGAAGTGAACGGTGAAAGTCCTGACCGCGCGGAGATACTCGAAGATTTTGACCAAGGTAAATACAATGTATTATGCAACTCAATGCTTCTGACAGAGGGGTGGGACTGCCCCGAAGTGGATTGTGTTGTTGTTCTGCGATCAACCAAAGTCAGAGCGCTGTACTGTCAAATGGTGGGACGCGGAACACGTCTTGCAGAGGGCAAGGATCATCTTCTGCTGCTTGATTTTCTTTGGCACACCGAAAAGCACGAACTTTGCCGCCCTGCGTGTCTGATCGCGGAAACGCAGGAAGTTGCCGAAAAAATGACTGAAAAAATAGCCGAAGCAGGCTGCCCTGTCGATATAGAAGAGGTTGAGAGGACTGCTTCTGAGGACGTTGTGAATGAGCGCGAATCTGCTCTTGCAGAGAAGCTTGAAGCGCTGAAAAAACGGCGTTCAAAGCTTGTTGACCCTATGCAGTACGCAATGAGCATACAGGACAACGGACTGAGCGATTATGTTCCCTCTTTCGGCTGGGAAAACAATCCTGTTTCGGAATCGCAGAAAAAAGCACTTGAAAGCAAAGGTATCAATCCCGAAGCCGTTGACACGGCAGGACGCGCGGAAAAAATACTCAAAGCGTGTGCTCAGAGGCAGCTTGAAGGACTTGCAACGCCTAAACAGATACGGCGGCTTGAACAGTACGGTTTTCAGCACGTTGGCGGCTGGAGCTTTCAGGCAGCATCAAACATGATACAGCGTATAGCCTGCTTAGGCTGGAAAACTGTTCCTAAAGGCGTTGACCCTAAAACTTATGTTCCCGAATGAGGTGACAGATTTTGAACTATAAAAACGACAATCTTGAAGAACTTCTCGACTACATAGACCCGACAGAACTTGACTATCAGGAATGGTGCAGCATAGGAATGGCGCTGAAAGATTCGGGGTATGATGTGTCTGTCTGGGAGGCATGGTCGATGAGAGATGCCGCGCGCTATCATCAGGGAGAGTGTGAGAAAAAGTGGCGCAGTTTCAACGGTTCCGATTCACCTGTGACAGCAGGGACGATAGTGAAAATGGCACTTGACGGCGGATATGTTCCGAAGTCTAAAACGCCTGACAAACCGCTCGGCTGGGACGATGAGATAGGCGGAGACTATACAGTCACATCACAGGAAGAAACTCAGGAACTGCCTATAGAAGAACCGAAAATATGGAACCCTGCAAATGAGATACGCCGTTATATTGAAGCACTTTTCGATATGAACGACTATGTGGGATATGTTACCGATGTATGGCAGGACGAGAACGACGGCGGCAAGTTCAAGCCTAACAAAGGCAGCTACGACCGAACGGCAGGGCAGCTTCTGCAAGAGTTGTCGCGATATGGCGATGATATTGAATCCGTGTTCGGAACAGTCAACGAAAAATGCGGCGCATGGATAAGGTTTAATCCGCTTAACGGAAACGGCGTAAAAAACGATGATGTGGCTGATTTCAGGTATGCGCTTGTAGAATCCGACAGCATTCCCGTAGCACAGCAAAACGGCATTATGCATGATCTGAAACTGCCGATAGCCGCGCTTGTATTCACTGGTGGGAAGTCCATTCACGCTATCGTAAAAGTTGAAGCAGGCAGTCTCAAAGAATACCGCGAGCGCGTTGATTTTCTTTACAAAATATGCGATAAAAACGGACTGCACGTTGATAAAAACTGCCGAAATCCCTCGCGGCTTTCGCGCCTTCCGGGCGTAATGCGAAACGGCAGGAAGCAGTTCCTCATCGAGACCAACACCGGCTTTGATTCATGGGAATCGTGGAAAGAGTGGATAGAATCTGTAAACGACGACCTGCCCGAATTTGAGAATATGGCAGACGCATGGGAGAATATGCCGGAACTCGCACAGCCGCTTATTGAAAATGTATTGCGGCAGGGGCACAAAATGCTCCTCGCCGGACCCTCGAAAGCGGGCAAGAGCTTTGCACTCATCGAGCTTGCGATAGCGATAGCAGAGGGCAGAAAGTGGCTCGGTTGGCAATGTGCCAAAGGTAAGGTTCTGTATGTGAATCTTGAACTTGACCGCGCGTCATGCCTGCACCGCGTAAAGGACGTTTATGAAAGTCTCGGTATTCCTCAGACCAATCTTGAAAACCTTATAATCTGGAATCTCAGAGGTCAGACCAAACCTATGGACAAGCTTGCGCCGTCACTTATATGGCGTGCAAAGCGTGAGAATCTTCTTGCGGTCATTATCGACCCGATCTACAAAGTCATCACCGGAGATGAAAACTCAGCCGACCAAATGGCGCACTTCTGCAATCAGTTCGACAAGGTGTGCAATTCTCTCGAATGTGCGGTCATTTACTGCCACCACCACTCGAAAGGCGCTCAGGGCGGCAAAAAGAGCATGGACAGAGCGTCAGGCTCAGGAGTATTCGCGAGAGACCCTGACGCGCTTATAGACATGGTTCAACTGACGCTCAGCGATGATATCATGAAACAATTGAAAAATAACGATGCCTGCGCCAAGTGCGCGGAGTACATGAGCAGATATGCTCCGCACGTTTTGAGAGACGCTTCTCCTGACGATCTGCTGAGCCGTAGTGTGTCTATGAAGATGTGCTGCGATAATCTGCCGCACGACGCTTACGAGCGGCTTAAAATCGATTTGCAGCACTCTGACGAATGTGTTGAGCAGACATCAGCGTGGCGAATGGAAGGCACTCTCCGAGAGTTCCCGACATTTGCTCCGAAGAATCTCTACTTCCGCTATCCTGTTCACGTTGAGGATAATGTCGGAGTTCTGAAAGACCTGCAAACCGATTCGGATCTGACATCATGGCAGCGCGGAGCAAAACGCGGCCATGAAACGCAATCCAGAAATGCCAAGGCGAAAGCCGCAGACAAAAACGCAGAACTGCTCAACACTTTTGATGCTGTTAATGTTGACGGGCAGGTTTCAATACAAGACATGGCAGAGTACATAGGCTGTGGACCTCAAACGGTGCGAAACAGACTAAAGAATTCAAAGGACTTGTATGTGAAAGATTCAAAGGTATACAGAAAACAGCCAAAAAATAATTTATCGATTTAGTGTGTAAAAATCAATGTAAGGTGGCTATATATAATATATATTTTTTTCTTACACTGTAAAAAGAGGTGTCAATGAAGTATACATGTAAAAGGGCTTAATAGCCAGCCCTTTTACATTAGTACTTATCATTGACAGGCGCGGAATCAGAAAGAAGGTAGAATGTTGGAATTTTTTATGGATATGATACCGCCTACTTCCACTCATCAGCA